AAGTGCAATGGCGGTTGCAAATGGTATTCAACAAGTACAAATAGCACTACAAAAAGAAAGTGCGTTAATGAAGGGGATTGACACCGCTAAAACTTGGTTATTAGCAACGGCAACAACCGCTTATAATTTTGTTGTTGGAACGTCAACGGGTGCGTTAAAATTATTTAGAATCGCTTTAGCGTCTACGGGGGTTGGCGCGTTGGTTATTGGACTTGCTTTATTAATAGCAAACTTTGATAAAGTACGGGACGCAGTAATAGGAGCTTACGACAAATTTAATAAATTAGGGCCAGCAGTTAAGGGCGTTATAATGGTTATGTTTCCGTTTATTGGTTTGATTTACGGAGTTGTAAAAGCATTAGAACACTTTGGCGTTATTGACGACGCGGTAACGCGTAAAAACAAAGCGAACGCGGACGCTAGAACGAAGGCAATTGTTAAGGAGCAAAACACAAAGGCAAATGTTGCCAAAATGAAACAAAAGTTTGACGACGATTATTATACCCACGAAATAAATTTAGCGAAGGCAAACGGAAAAGAAACATATCAATTAGAATTATCAAAAGCAAAATCACACTTAGCCAGCGGACGCGTATTTTTAGCTACTCAAGCTGCGAAGATAAAAGCATATCAAGAAGAAATAAAAATGCTAATCGCTACGGGCGATGCGGATAGCGACAAGGTTAAAGAATTGAAAAAATCAATGCTTGATTCACAAAAAGTAGCAAAAGAAACTTATGAAGATAATTTAGCAACTAAGCGAGCTATTGAAGTAATGGAAGCCGAACACCGAACGGAATTAAAAAACAATGCTAAAGGTAGTGCGGTTGAACAAAAAGATATTGCGCGGGATTTACAAGACGCAAAATTACAACTACTAAAAGACGGACAAGAAAAGGAAATTGAAGCAATAAATTTAAAGTACAAAAGGGAAAACGAAGATTTAGAAAAAGAAGTTAAAGACGGAACTAAAAAACGCAAACAAGTCGATGAATTAGTTAAAATAAATTTAGAGTTACAACAAAAAGATTTAGCGGTTATACGCGACAAGTACGCAAAAGAAAAAATAAAAAAAGAAGACGAAGAATGGTTAGCGACTCAAAAATTAACTTTGTCAGCACGTGAATATGAAGAGCTACAATTAGCGCAAAAATTTGACGCAGAACAAGAAAAAGCGAGCGGTAACGCACAATTAGAAAAGGAACTAACGGAACAACACCAAAAAGAATTAAAGGAGTTACGAACGAAATTTGCGGACGAAGATTTAAAAAAGGCAGAAGACTTAGCAAAGGCAAAACTAGACGCCGAAAAACAATACCAAGCATTAGTATTAAGCGAAGACGAGTTAGCACGTTTAAACATACAATCCAAAGCGGACGCAGAATTATTAGTTTTTCAAACCAACTTAGATAATAAATTAATAACTCAAGAAGAATTCGAAAACGCTAAAAAAGCATTAACCGACAAAACAAATAAAGAAGTTGCAAAGCTAGACGAAGACGCAGATAAGAAAAAAAAAGATTTATTAAATTCTCAATTAGATGCCGTTAAGAATGGTTTATCTTCAATTGCAAACATAGCCGAACTATTTGCGGGTAAAAGTAAAAAAAGCCAAAAAAAGGCGTTTAACATTCAAAAGGCAACCCAAATCGCAAGCGCCACAATAGACACTTACAAGTCCGCAACAAGTGCATTTAGTTCTTTATCGGGAATACCTATTGTAGGTCCCGTGTTGGGTGGAATAGCGGCGGCTGGAGCGGTTGCGGCGGGTATAATGAACATAAAGAAAATAAAGAATACGCAATTTGAGGGCGGAGCAGAACCAAGTGCAGGCGGTGGCGGTGGTGGCGGAGGTGGAGACACGGGCGGAGGTGGCGCACCCCAAGCACCGCAATTTAACGTTGTAGGAAATAACGGAATGAATCAATTAGCGCAACTACAACAAAAACCCGTTCAAGCGTTTGTGGTAAGCTCCGAAATGACAAGCGCGCAAGCGTTGGAGCGTAACCGAATAAATAATGCAACAATTTAAAAAAACTTTAATTATATAGATATGCGAATAGTTGAATTAATAATTGACGAACAAGACGACCAAAGCGGAATAGACGCAATTAGCGTTGTTATGTCCCCCGCAATAGAATCTAATTTTATTCACTTGTCAAAACACGAAGTACTATTAAAAGAAATAGACGCGGAAAAGAAAATATTAATGGGTCCCGCTTTAATACCAGATAAACAAATTTACCGACGTAACGACAAAACGAAAGACGAATATTATATTTATTTTTCAAAGGCAACAATTAGAAAAGCTAGCGAACTATTTTTAATGAACGCAAACCAAAATAATTCAACCTTAGAACATAGCCAAAAATTAAAAGGAATGTCCGTTGTTGAAAGTTGGATTATTGAAGGTCAAAACGACAAAAGCAAAAATTACGGGTTTGATTTACCAAAAGGTACTTGGATGATTTCAATGAAAGTAAACAACGACGAAATTTGGAACAAAGTTAAATTAGGCGAAGTAAAAGGATTTTCAATAGAGGGTTATTTTGCGGACAGATACGAAATGAATTCAAAAAATATAGATATGGAAGAAAAAGCAATGGTTGAAAAAATCAAAGAACTAATTATTAAAAGCGAATTAAAAAGCAATAAAGTTAATTTGGGTTTAGTTGACGATTTAACAAAATTAATTCAAAGAAATACAACGCCTACCGACAACGCAAAACGTTTAATTGATAATGTTAGTGCTTTATTTAAAGTTCTTAACGGCATTAAAGATGAAATTGATAGTATGAAAATACAATTGAGCAACATCGAAGGCGCAAAGGCAAATCTTGGTGGAAGTTCACAAGATATAAATAAAATAATATTACAAGTTGAAACGCAAGTTAAACAATTAGGTTTAGACGTAAAAGAAATAAAAGGATATTCAACCGCACTTGAAATAATAAAAGTAAATAATGCTTTAACAAAAGAACTTGATTTTTCAAAGAAAGTTGCAGAAAAGATTTTAGCTGAATTAAAATAATTAAAAATGTCGAAGCAAACGAGCGTACAAAATCACTTGAGAAAACCAAAAATTAAGCGTTCTGGAGTACACGCAAAAACACGAAATAGCGGTTTAAAATCAAGTAAAAATTACAAAAAAAGTTACGCAAGGCAAGGAAAATAACAAAAAAATATAAATGCGTTTTAAAGCGGTTTTAAAGCGATATAACGAACTTTAATACTTTGACGATAGATTATACCTAAAACTAAAGATAATGAAAAATCCAACAAACATCAAGGTTTCCGACGTAGCAAAAAAAGAAATTGAAAGACCGCGAGCAAGTCCCGTTGGAGGCCGTCGGGGTTGTTTATGTAAGGACGGAAAGCGCTATTCTCGTAAATGTTGCGATGGTAGTTTACAAGCTCAAGGAATCGGAAACGTATAAAATTTTGCAACAAAATATAAACAATTAAATTATATAAATATGAATACACTAAAAACCATTTACGACAAATTAGCGGACAAGACGGAGTTAGCAAAACACGAAGTTGAGTTGGGTTTAGTTGACGATTTAAACGAAATAATATCTGAAGCAAAAAGAGTTATCAATTTACAAGAAGATGGATTAAAATGGTATAATAAAGCGGTTGACGCACGCAAACAATTTTTAGTTCAATTATCGGATAGTATTGGAATTATTCAATCAAGTGAAAAATACATTCCTAAATTACCCGAACAAATACAAAATATAACTGCTAAATTATCTAATCAAGCAAAAGAATTAGGCTTGGACGCAAAACAAATAAAAGGATATGTTGACGCATTAAAATTATATGGCGAATTAACTGCAAATGCGGGAAGAAGCAAAACTTTTTTGCAAGAATTACAAAAACTTAAATAATAAACAAAAATCAAATATGAAAACAAGCGTAATTAATCAAATCAAAACTTTACTTGGAATGGACGTAAAGTTAGAACAAAGAAAAATGGCGGACGGCGTTACAATAATCGAAGCGGACGCGTTCGAAATGGATAACGAAGTTTTTGTTATAACTGAAGACGAGCAAAAAATACCCGTTCCAATTGGAGAATACGAAATGGAAGACGGATTTATTATGTCCGTAGTTGAAGAAGGTATTATAGCTGATTATATGGAAGCACCCGCAACCGAAGAAGAAGCACCCGAAGAAGAAGTTGCGCCAGAAGTTCCCGTAGAAGCTGAAGCTGAAAAGGTAGCACCAAAGAAAACTATTGAAAGCGTAGTTAAAGAAACTTTCTTTACTGAAATAGAAAAACTTAAAACAGAAAATAACGAGTTAAAAGCTAAATTGGAATTGTTAACCAAAGTTGATGTAGTTGCAGAAGAAGCAACCGAACTTTCGGATATTAAACCAATTAGTTTCAACCCAGAGAATACAAAAGAAATTGAATTCCACAAAATAGGCGCAAAAAGAGCGCGCAATACAATGGATTCTATATTAGAAAAAATTAACAAATAATATTAACATTTTAAATTAAAAAAAATGCCTACACAACCATCTATTACAACTACTTACGCGGGTCAATTCGCGGGTAAGTATATTTCGGCCGCTTTATTAAGCGCGCCAACAATCGAAAATGGCGGGGTAACCGTTATGCCGAATATCAAATTCAAATCAGTTATTCAACGTTTAGAAACAGCGAACGTTTTAGAAGACGCAAGTTGTAGTTTTCAAACAAATTCAACGGTTTCTTTAACTGAAAGAATTTTAGAAGTTAAAGACTTACAAGTAAATATGGAACTTTGTAAAAGTCAATTCCATTCAACTTGGCAAGGTATAGAACAAGGTTTTTCGTCTTTTGACGTATTGCCTAAGTCGTTTGCGGATTACCTTATTGCTCACGTAGCTTCTCAAGTTGCTTCAGATAACGAAGTTTCTTTGTGGAATGGTTCAAGTGCGGTTTCTGGTGAATTCGACGGCTTATTTTCAACGGCTTTAGTTGACCCTTTGTTACCACCCGCACAATTGATTCCTAACGTAGCGATTACACCCGCTAACGTACTTTCTCAACTTGCTTTAGTTGACGCACAAATTCCAGCTTCTTTGTACGGAAAAGCAGACTTAAAAATATATGTTTCTCAAAACGTTGCTAAGGCTTACGTTTCCGCTTTAGGTGGTTTCGGTGCATTGGGTGTTAATTCACAATCAAACGCGGGTGTTAACTCAATGGGTACAATGTGGTACACAAACGGCGCTTTATCTTATAACGGAGTTCCAATTTTTATGGCAAACGGATTACCAAATGATTCAATGTTGGCAACAACTACTTCAAACCTTTACTTTGGTTGTTCACTTTTGAGCGATACTCAAGAAGTTAGAGTAATTGATATGGCGGATATTGACGGAAGTCAAAACGTACGTGTAATTATGCGAATGGCTGCGGGTGCAACTTACGGAGTTATCGAAGACATCGTAGTTTACGGATAAATATTAACGGGGCGGGCAACCGCCCCTATTATAAATAATTAAATACTTACAAAAATGAGTTGTGATATATCAAATGGTAGATTAGAACAATGTAAAGACGTAATAGGCGGTTTACAAGCTATCTACATTTTAAACTACGGGTTATACGACGCAACAACGGACGTAACTTATACCGCTGGAACAGACGAAATTTCGGCAATTGCTTTACCCTTAGCAACACCAATTTACAAATTTGAATTAAAAGGAACGAATTCTTTTGAAACTACAATTACAAGTTCAAGGGAAAACGGAACTACATTTTTCGAACAAGTTTTAGCGGTTACTTTAAAGAAACAAGACGTACAAACGCACAAAGAAGTAAAGTTACTTACTTACGGTCGACCAAACATAGTTGTTAGAACAAATGCCAATCAATTCTTTATGGCGGGACTAGCAAGAGGAATGGACGTAACGGCTGGAACTATCGGAAATGGTACGGTTTTGGGTGATATGAACGGATACGGATTGACCTTTACGGGGCAAGAGGCCGTTCCCGCCAATTTCCTAGATTGTAACACCGAAGCGCAATTATCTTCTCTATTAAGTGGAGCGGTTATTACGATATAAAAGAAGTTTTATTGGTTAGAACTAAAAGGGGGTTGGATTCGTTCAACCCTTTTTTTATGAAACAAAAACAAGAAAATCTAATTATATTAATATGATAGTTTTAACGACACAAAACGTATTAAGTCAAACTTTTAATTGCACACCCAGAACGGGAATAATTACGGACTTGTTAATTACAGACGAAGCCGAAAACGTAACAACAAATGTTCCGATTATTTCACAAGGCGCGTTAAGTTATTTTTATCAAATTGAAGCAATATTTAACTTAACGGAAAATCGTTTTTATATGATTGAATTAAAAGATGTTTCGGGCAATAGATTATTATTAGAAAAAGCATTTTGTACAAATCAACCTTTAGCGACATTCTCAGTAAATAACGGACAATATGTTTCGCACACTACAAACAACGAATTTATAATTTATGAATAATTACCACGTCTTAAATTTATCGAGTTATACAACGCCAATAGTAGAAGAATCAAACCGCGAAAATTGGGTTGATTTCTTAACGGAAAACGGCGAACAATATTTCGATTTCTTAATTGACCGATATACTAATTCAACGACGAACAACGCAATAATAAATAATATTTGTCGCTTAGTATACGGGCGCGGTTTGGGTGCGTTAGACGCGTCTAAAAAGGTAAACGAATACGCACAAATGATGACTTTGTTTTCAAGGGACGACGTGCGCAAAATGATTATTGACCGCAAGATGTTGGGTCAATTTGCTATTCAAGTTCATTACTCAAAAGATAGAACTAAAATATTAAAGGCGTATCATATACCCGTAAATTTATTACGTGCTGAAAAGTGTAATAAGGACGGCGAAGTTGCGGGTTATTTTTATTCCGACAATTGGAACGACTTACGAACATACCCGCCTATGCGATTTTCCGCTTTTGGCTTTTCAAAAGACAACGTAGAAATACTTTATTCTAAGCCTTATTCGGTTGGGATGAAATATTATTCCTATCCAGACTATCAAGGGGCGGTTTCCTATGCGTTGCTTGAGCAAGAGATAGGCGATTATTTAATTAATGAAGTTCAAAACGGATTTAGCGGTACTAAGGTTGTTAACTTTAATAACGGAGTCCCAAGCGAAGAACAACAATCTATAATTAGCCAAAAGGTATTAAATAAATTAACGGGTTCGCGCGGTCAAAAAGTAATTATTGCTTTTAACGACAACGCTGAAAGTAAAACAACGGTTGAAGACATTCCATTAAACGACGCGCCAGAACACTACACATATTTAAGCGAGGAATGTTTACGAAAAATAATGTTAGGACACAACGTTACAAGTCCGTTATTATTCGGAGTTGCTTCAACAAACGGATTTAGTTCAAATGCAGATGAATTAAAAAATAGTGCGGTATTGTTTGACAATATGGTTATTAGACCTTTTCAAGAAGAATTATTAGACGCGTTCGACACGATTTTACATTTTAACGGCATAAGTTTAAAACTATTTTTTAAAACGTTACAACCTTTAGAATTCACGGACTTAGAAAACGCACAAACTGAAGAACAAATAGCTGAAGAAACGGGAACGGAATTAAGCGCAGACCCAAAGAACGACGCTTTAGCTCAAGCGTTGATTGATATGGGCGAAGACGTGGACGAAAATTGGTTATTGATTGATGAAAAAGAGGTTGATTACGACAACGACGACGACGAAAACCAAATATTAAGTAAAGAACCTAAACAAAGTTTATTATCTAAAATTGTTAATCTAGTTTCAACGGGGGACGCAAGACCAAATATAACCGACAAACAAGACAAAGTTATTGACGGAATAAAATTTGTAGTTCGTTATAAATATGTTGGGTTAACAAGAGAAGGTAATACCCGCGATTTTTGTACTCAAATGGTTTTAGCTAATAAGATATATAGAAAAGAAGACATAATAAAAATGGGTTCTCAAATTGTAAACGAAGGTTGGGGGCCAAATGGCTCAGATACTTATTCAATTTGGTTATACAAAGGAGGCGGAAATTGCCACCATCGATGGAATAAACAAGTGTACGCGGTTTTATCGGGTACGGCTTTAGACATAAAAGAAAACACAAAAAAATTAGCACAATCAAAAGCAGAAAAATTTGGCTACAAAATAACTAACCCAGATTTAGTTGCAAAGCGCCCCGTAGATATGCCTAATTATGGTTTTTTACCAAGTAACCCACAACCAATAAGAAATATTACAAGATAATGGCAGAAGCACTTTTAATTTCACGAAACGACATCGTAAAATTTACCGCACTTAACGGAAACATCGACACCGATAATTTTATACAATGGATTAAGGTCGCTCAAGATATTCATATACAAAATTACTTGGGGACAAATTTACTTGAAAAGATTAAAACCGACATAATAAACAACACACTTGCAAACCCTTATTTATCGTTATTAACTACCTACGTTAAACCGATGTTAATACATTGGGCAATGGTTGAATATTTGCCGTTTTCAGCTTACACAATAGCGAATAAAGGCGTGTTTAAACATACTAGCGAAAACGCAACAAGCGTAGAAAAAAACGAAGTGGATTTTTTAGTTGAAAAGGAACGAATGATAGCTCA